CTGATGGCAACGAGCGCACGCCTTCGGATGATGATCCAAGGCACAGCGGCGCAAGTCGCTTCCTTGCCTGCGCCTATTGGTGGCTGGAATGCCCGCGATTCCTTGGCAAACATGGAACCGACGGATGCTGTCCAGCTAACCAATATGTTCCCGACGGTATCAAGCGTCAACTTGCGGGGCGGCTATCAGCAATTTGCAACGGGCATTACAGGACAAGTCGAAAGCCTGTTTAATTATTCCGGCGGTGCATCCGAAAAATTGTTTGCGGTTGCTGGTGGCAAAATTTACGACGTAACCGCAGGCGGTGCTGTTGGCGCTGCTGCTGTCTCAGGACTGACTAACAGCCGGTGGGAGTACGTCAACGTTTCAACCCCTGGCGGCTCTTATATGTATTGCGCCAACGGGGTAGACGCTCCCCTGCTTTACAACGGCACAACGTGGACTTCGATTACAGGCGCATCGACTCCCGCAATTACGGGCGTTACAACGACTTCGCTCGACGATGTGACTCTGTTCAAAAACCGCGTTTGGTTCATTGAGAAAAACACCCTCAAGGCATGGTATCTCCCGACTTCCTCCATCGGCGGTGCTGCTGAACAGTTAGACCTAAGTTCTATCTGTCGGTTCGGTGGCTACCTTGTTTCCGTAGGAACGTGGACGATTGATGCTGGCTATGGTGCTGATGACAATTTAGTGTTTGTGACCAGCACAGGCGAGATCGTTGCGTATCGAGGCACAGACCCTGCAAGCGCATCGACATGGGCGCTGATTGGCGTATGGAAGCTAGGCACGCCAATTGGCAAGCGGTGTATGTTCAAGTATTCGGGCGATCTGTTGATCCTCACGCTTGACGGTCTTTACCCCCTTGCTTCTGCTGTGCAGAGTTCGCGGCTTGATCCGAGGATTGCGTTATCAGACAAGATTCAAGGCGCGTTTGCACAAGCGACTAGGACTTACCAAAACAACTTTGGTTGGCAGATTCTTTACAACGCAAAAAACAATGCGCTGTTCGTCAATGTGCCGGTGTCCGAAGGATCGCAGCAACAACAGTATGTCATGAACAACATCACAAAAGCATGGTGCAACTTTACCGGTTGGAATGCTAATTGTTGGGAAATCTACAACGATGATCCTTACTTCGGCGGAAATGGCTTCGTTGGCAAAGCATGGACATTAGATTACCAAGACAACGCTGCAAACATCCCTGCCAATACGCTGCAAGCGTTTAATTACTACGGTTCTCGCGGCGTTAAGAAGTATTTCACTCGCGCAAGACCTAGCCTTTTTACCAACGGGCAACCGGGCATTTTTGTCGGCATGAACGTCGATTTTGACATTCAAGACACCACGGCGGCGCTGTCGTTTAGCCCTCAGACCTATGCAACTTGGGGCACATCCTTGTGGGATGTTGGCGTGTGGGGATCGGATTCGACGATCACAAACAACTGGCAAGGCATCACCGGCATTGGGTACTGCGGCGCAATTCAGCTAAAAAGCGCCAGTAGCGGCATTCAGATTGAATGGGCATCGACTGACGTGGTGTATCAAACGGGTTGGGCTGGTATATGAAGATCATTACCGAGCCGAAAGAACTTATTGGGCGCTATGTGGCAAGCAAGCAAGGGCAAACCGAGGAATGGCAGAACTACTCTGCAATCGGATTGCTTAACAGCAATGAGGAATTAGTGGCTGGTGTGGTGTTTGATTGCTACCAACATCCGAACATTTTGATGCACATTGCTGCTGAACGAATTAGCAGGGGTTTCATGGATGCAATTGTGCGTTATGCGTTTGAGCAGTTGCAATGCAAGCGAATTACAGGAACGATCCTCAAGAGCAACAAAAAGTCACGGCGATTTGCGAATCACATGGGTTTTAAGTTGGAAGGCGTTATGCGTAATGCACATGAAAATGGCGATGTGTGCATTTATGGATTGATGAAAAAAGACGCTCAAAAGTGGATGCGTCAGGAATTGGAGAAAGTTCATGGCTAAACTTGTCGAAACGATATTTGGCGGCGGGCAACAATCCACCCCTGTTCAAACTTATGACCCAACTGCGGCAGCTAAAGCGCAAGGCGCGGCTAACGTAGAAACAGCGATCAAACAGGGTTACATCAACAACCCAAATATATACACACCCGCTGGAACGCAGCTTGTCACATTTGATCCGACTACTAACCAGCCGACAGTCAAACAAACATTTACGCCAACGGCGCAAACAACTTTTGACACTCAGCAAAGGGTGCAGCAGCTATTGGCAAGATTGGGCGAAACGGGCGCGACAACCGCACAAGATGTGCTGAACAAGCCGTTTACTCCAAGCGGAACGGCAGCAGGCCCGCTGCAAACCCGTCTTGATTTGTCCAATCTCGCGCAAATGCCGGTCAATGCAGGAATGACGGGGCAGCAAGCGATTATGGCGCGGTTAGAGCCGCAACTGCAACGCCAACAAGCCGCGATGGAAAATCAGCTTGCCAATCAGGGCATTACGCCAGGATCAGAGGCTTACAGGACGGCACAAACGCAAGCAGCGCAAAACCGCAACGATCTATTGAGCCAAGCGGCTTTGCAGGGTATTAGCCTTGACACCGGAGCGCGGGCGCAAGGATTCAACGAACAGCAAGCGCAAATGTCGGCGCAAAATGCAGCGGATTTGCAAGAAAGACAAAGACAGCTTGCAGAGCGTCAAGGCCCGTTAAACGAAATTACTGGGTTGCTGTCCGGTTCGCAAATTCAGATGCCGCAGTTCCAAGGCTATCAGCCTGCACAAGTTGCACCCGCCCCGATCTTTGCTGGCGCTCAAGCTGCAAACCAAAATGCTTTGACTCAATACGGCATCAATGCAGCGCAGCAAAATGCAAATATGTCGGGCCTTGGAAGTTTGCTAGGCGCAGGTCTTGGTGCATACGCATACAATCCGACAGCAATCAAAGGTTTATTTGGCGGGGTGGCATAAAAAATGGCTGAAAATCAAGCAATAAATTTTACATTGCAAAGCCCATACCAAGCTGAATTGGCTGATATGGCGCGTCGGCAGCGCATGGCTGAGATCATGCAACAACAGGCTTTCCAGCCCGCCGAAACATTTAGCTACGGCGGCATACAGGCGAGGACTTCGCCGCTTACGGGGCTTGCGAAGGTTTTGCAAGGGTATATGGCTGGCAAGACGCAACGCGACATTCTGCAAGAGCAGAAAGCATTGGGCGAAAAGTACCGCACGCAATCCGCAGAAGAAGGCACGCAATTTATGCGGGCTTTGCGTGGCACTCCCGCTGTCGAAGGGACTGAGGGCGTGCCGGAACAAAAATTTATTCCGACCGCAATTGACATTGAGGACAATCCTCGCCTGTTGAATGATGTAAACGTGCAGCAACGCGCAACGATGGATATGGGACAAATGCCGGAACTGACAGTTCCAGCGCAGCGAGGTGTGCCTGCGCGTGCTGCTGTTGGCCCTGACCTTGCCCGAGCTCTTGAAATGTCAATGGGATCAATTAACCCGATGGTGCAATCTGCTGGCGGTGCGTTGCTTGCACAAATGGTTAAGCCCAAAGAAGTGAAGTGGGAAAAAGTAGAACTGCCAACAGCATCAGGTGGCAAACGTGTTGGTTTTGTCGATATAAATGCACCCGATCCAGTTGCTACTTTCCGTCTTGGTGGTGAAGTAGGCGCTAAAACAGAATACATTAACATTGGTGGCTCAATGATTCCTCGTACAGGATACGAGCAAAACAATGCTTCAATTGAAAGAACTGTTTCGCCCGATACTTTCGCATCGCTTGCTCAACAACAAGCACTTGCTGACCGAGCATTTTATAACCTTTCTGCTGCACAACAACAGCAAGCAAAACAACAAGCGCAACAATTGGGCTTAAATATCCAAGAGTTCAATTTGCGGAAATGGCAAGCGCAAAACCCAACTCCGCAGATAGTGCAATCAGAGGGCGGCTATGTGGCTGTTAATCCTAGAGACGCTACATCTGCTCCGGTTACAACCGCTCAAGGAACGCAATTAGCGGGCGCACCACGACAAGCGCCGGAAGCCTATTCAAAACAAGCATCTGCATTGCTTAACATGACGGATGCGCTTAATAAATATCAAAATGAATTGAAAGGGTTTACTGTAACAACAGCTTTGCAGCCTGATCAACGCGCGAGAATTGGTACGGCATATCAAAATGCTTTGCTGCAAGCTAAAGAAATTTATAACCTTGGTGTGTTGAATGGCCCTGATAAAGCAATCCTTGAACAAATCATTAGCAACCCATTAGCAATTGCATCTGCGCCAATTTCAACGGATGCAATGATCAAACAAGTTGAAACAATGAGAAACATCATTGATAGGCAAAACACCAATTTGGCAACCGTATACAAACAGCCAAAAATTGAGTTGCCAAAAGCACAAGGACAGCAAGCGCAACAAACCATGCGAGCAAGAAATCCTTCTACTGGTCAAGAAATCATGTCGACCGATGGCGGGCAAACTTGGCAACCCGTACAAGGAGCAAGATAAATGCCTTTGCCACCGGGATTTGAACTTGTAGAACAGACCAAACTGCCCGAAGGTTATGTATTAGTTACGGGAGCAGACGCACAACCTGTTGAACCGAAGCCGCAAATGTCATGGGCAGATGTTCCCGGTCAAGCATTGAAAAATTTGCCTCGAAGCGTCGGAAGCGTGTTAAGCAATTTTGCTGAAGCTGTTACCAGCCCCGTTCAAACATTGAGCGGGGCAGCAGACATTGCAGCAGGTACATTGCGAAACATTACACCTGCTCCAATAGCAAACTTCATCAACCGTTTTGAGAACAATCCACAAGCACAGCAACGCGCTGTCAATGCTGCAAATGCAGCGGGTGGAATGCTTAGAGAACGCTATGGCAGCGAAGAAGCATTAAAGAACACATTAGCAACTGATCCTGCGGGTGTGGCTAGTGATGTTGCTGGTGTGTTAAGTGGTGGCGGTGCAATTGCATCGCGTGTGCCTGGCATGGCAGCGGCAGGACAAGCTGCTACAAGAGCGGGCGCAGCGATTGATCCGTTAGTGCTGGCTTTGCGAGCAGGTCAAGCGTCAAGCAAAGCAGTTGCGCCGGTCTTGGGGTTTACTACAGGCGCAGGATCAACGGCAATCAATGAGGCATTTCAAGCTGGCAAACAAGGCGGCGAACGTGGAGCGGCGTTTACTTCGCAAATGCGTGGCACAGCGCCCGTCAATGAAGTTATAGAAACAGTCAAGCCTGCGATTGAACGTATGCGGGCTGAACGTGCGTCACAGTATCGTCAAGGCATGGGGAATGTAACAAAAGATGTGACAGTTCTTGATTTCAACCCTATAGAAACCGCAGTTGCAGACACCAAAAAACTTGGCACATTTAAAGGAAAAGTAATCGACGAAAGTGCCGCTGACACATGGCAAAAAATTAACGACAAAGTAAGCGAATGGCGTAATTCAAACCCTGCGGAATTTCATACCGCTGAAGGATTGGATGCTCTTAAACGATCAATTGGCGATATTGTCGATTCAAGTGCGCCTGGCACGCCATCGCACGCAGCAGCGCAAAAAGTTTACAACGAAATAAAAAATCAAATTGTTAAGCAAGCGCCGGACTATGCCAATGTAATGAAAGATTATCAACTGGCTAGTGATTTATTGCGCGAAGTTGAAAAAACGCTATCAATGAATCCGCGCGCTAATGTGGATACGCAAGTTCGCAAGCTGCAATCCATTATGCGAAACAATGCAAACACCAACTATGGTAGACGTGAAGAATTAGGCAGAATGCTAGAAGCGCAAGGAGCAGAAAATTTATATCCGCAACTTGCAGGACAGGCATTAAGTTCACCTACCCCAAGAAGTTTGCAAGGTATTGGATCGGCACTAGCAGGCGCAAATCAAGCATTTACCAATCCAATGTATTTGCCTGGATTAGCTTTAGCGTCTCCACGGGCAATTGGAGAAATGACTTATGCAACAGGTCGGGCAGCAAAGTTAGCGGATCAATTACGGCAACAAGCACCTAACTCACCAATTTCGCCAATAGATGCTGCAAGGCTTGCACAACAACTTCAGCGGTGGCAACAACAGGGAGCGCAACAATGAGCTACAACGGTTCGGGGACTTTTCAGATCAACACGGCGGGGCAACCTGTCGTTGCAGGCACAGTTATTAGCTCGACAGCGTTTAACTCGCTGACGGCTGACCTTGCGAACGGACTTAGTACCGCAATCACTAAGGACGGGCAAACGACTGTTACCAACAACATCCCGATGGCGGGATTCAAGATCACAGGTCTTGGTGCTGCAACGGTTGGAACGGATGCCGCTCGGTACTCGCAGATTCAAGGCGGGACGGACAAGCTCATCACGGTGACGGGTACTGACACGCTTACCGGATCATTGACCCCTGCGTTAACGGCTTATGCTGCTGGCAATCAATTTTCATTTGTGGTTGCCAACACCAACACCGGCGCGGTAACGATCAACATTGACGGCGTAGGTTCAAAGTCTATCACTCGCACCGGATCAACTGCGCTAGTGGCTGGCGACATGGTGGCTGGTCAAGTGGTGCTGATTGAATACGATGGCACTCGATTCCAACTGCTGAACGGTAACAGCTTCACGAATCTAAATGTCTCAGGCAACGAGACGATCGGCGGGACTCTGACCTATGGCGGCGTGACGCTAACTAACGCGGTTACGGGCACAGGCAAGATGGTGCTGGACACTAGCCCAACCGTCAACAATCCGACCGTTACTAACTACGTCGAAAGCGTGGTTGCGATTGGTACGGTTACATCGTCCAACACTATCGCTTTGACAAATGGCACGGTTCAAACCGCGACGCTTACCGCTTCGACGGCTTGCACGTTCACGATGCCCACAGCAACCGCTGGTAAGTCTTTTGTCTTGTTGCTCAAACAAGCAGCTTCAACTGGTAACGGTACTGCTACGTTTACCGGCGTGAAGTGGGGAACTGCTGGCGCTCCGACGATTACCGCAACAGCCGGAAAAATGGACATTCTGACCTTCATCGCTGACGGAACGAACTGGTACGGCAGCATCGCTCAAGGATATACACCCTAATGTTCGCAGCTAAAAATTTTTTGTTGGCAGGGGGCGCGAGGTCTTTTTCGGCTGATGTATTGGTAGTGGCTGGAGGTGGTGCTGGCGGCAATACTGGCGGCGGTGGTGGTGCGGGTGGATTCAGAGAACTGCTATCGCAATCATTGCTCGCTGGCATTGCTTACACAGTAACAGTAGGAGCAGGCGGCACAACGAACGGCGCAAGCCTTCGCGCTGGATCAGGCTCTAATTCTGTATTCAATACCATCACATCGGCGGGCGGTGGTGGCGGCGGTTCGTATGCTTCCGGAACGAGCGCGGCTATTGCCAACGGCGGGGATGGCGGCTCTGGTGGCGGCGGCGCGTATGGTGACAGTCCGACCACAAACGGCGCAGGTGGTGCTGGAAACACGCCTTCAACTAGCCCAAGTCAAGGCAATAACGGTGGCGCAAACACCGGCCTTAAAAGCGGCACGATTCAACAAGGTGGCGGCGGTGGTGCGTCGGCTGTTGGCACATCGGGCGGTGCAGGCGGTGCGGGCAGCGGTGGCAATGGCAGCACTTCCACAATTACAGGCAGCACTTATGCTGGCGGCGGCGGTGGTGGTTCGGACACTAGAAATTACAGTCCAGGCACAGCAGGAACGGGCGGCGGTGGAGCAACGACCAACGGGCCAGGCAACAATGGAACTGCCAACACCGGGGGCGGGGGCGGCGGCGGCGGCTATGATGGTGGTTTCAGAAACGGCGGCAGCGGCGGTTCGGGTGTTGTTGTTATCAAATACCCTGACACATTGACGATTACTCTGAGCGGCGGCTTGACGGGTTCTACGGCATCAAGCGGCGGCTACAAAACAACGACTGTGACGGCTGGCACAGGCACAGCAACTTTTGCTTGAGGCGCACATGGCACATTATGCTTTTCTTGATGAAAATAACATTGTGACCGAAGTCATCGTGGGCAAAGATGAAACGGATTTAACGCATGATTGGGAATTATTCTATGGTGAGATTCGTCAACAGGTTTGCAAACGCACTTCATACAATGGACGAATCCGAAAAAACTATGCGGGAATCGGTTACACCTACGACGAACAGCGCGATGCTTTCATTCCTCCGAAGCCATTTGCGTCTTGGGTGCTGAATGATGCTTGCTGGTGGGAAGCCCCAATTCCGATGCCGACTGATGGCAAGGTCTACGGGTGGGATGAAGATTCTCAATCATGGGTAGAGGCCAATGGATGACCTATCGGCAAAATTCCTAGCGCATGAAGCCGTTTGCGCGGAGCGATGGAAAGAAACCATCCTTCGGATCAAGCGCATAGAAAGCATCGGTATTGCCTGCGCTGGCGCTATCATTCTTTTGTTGCTGCACTTGGTAACAAAAACAGGGGGCTAAATGAATGATCGACCCCGTAACGATTGGAGCAGCGTTTGCTGTAGCTAAGACTTCGGTCGCCTTCGTCAAAGAGGCGATCAATATGGGCAAGGAAATCCGTGATTGTTACGGAGAGCTTTCCCAATTCTTTACTGCCCAAGGTCAGATAGAAAAAGCCGCCAAGCAAGTCGAAGCGGCAAAGGCAGCACCAAAGCCTGACGATCCAAAGGAAGCCGAACAGCATGAATCGGCGCTGTCACAGGCTTTCACCATTGTCATGCAGCGCAAGCAGATGCGCGAGTTTGAGCAAGAACTGCGCGATATGTTCACGCTCAAGGGCGAGCTAGACCTGTATCACGAACTGTGCGCCGAGCGGCAACGCATCGTTGGCGAGCAAGATGAAGCCGCTAGGGAAGCTATCCGCAAAGCCAGGTTAGCTAAAGACCGCGCCGCTAGGAAGAAACAAGAGCAAGAAGAATTGCTGATGATGGCGGGGATTGTCGTATTCGTATTGATTGGCTGCATCACGGTTGGTGTTGCCATTTACTTTAGGGGCTGAAATGCTATCTCTTATCTCTAGTTCGCTGTCATTCCTCATGGGCGGGTTGCCGTCTATCTTGTCATTTTTCCAAGACCGCGCCGATAAGAAACACGAACTCGCTCTAGCGCAGATGCAAATTGAACGGGAATTGGAACTTAGGAAAGCCGGTTTTGAGATTGAGAAGCAAATCGAGGAAATTAAGACTGAGCAGATCAAGGTGCAGGCGCAAAGCCGGACTGAGGAATTGGCCGTCCAATCGCAGCAGATAGCCGTAACCGAGAAGGTGGCGTTGCTACAGCACGATACTGAGAGCGCCAAAGGTGCAAGTCAATGGGTAATCAATGCTCGCGCTATGGTGCGTCCTGGCATCGCCTATGGGATGTTTTTACTGCTGGTGTTTGTGGATGTGTTTGGCTTTTTGTACGCCTTCAAAACGGGCGTGGCGTTTGATGTGGCGCTGAATAACCTTTGGGATGATGATTCGCAGATCATTTTCAGTAGCATCATTGCTTTTTACTTTGGCGGGCAGGCATTCAAGCGATGAAAGTCTCGCCGCTGTGCATCAAGATGATTGCACACCATGAGGGCGTAAGATATAAGCCTTACCGATGCCCGGCTAACTTGTGGACGGTTGGGGTAGGCCATGTCATGTATCCCGATCACGCTAAGCTGACGATGGCTGACCGGTTGAAAGTAGACTTACATCCCGCAGACAATCGGGTGTGGAGCAAGGAGGAAGTGGATGCAATTCTTGCAAGCGATCTTGAACGATTTGAGCGCGGCGTTACCCAGTATTGCGGCGAGCTTACTCAATCTAAATTCGATGCTCTTGTCTGTTTTGCTTTTAATCTTGGTTTGGGAACACTACAGCGCAGCACCCTCCGTCAAAAGGTGCTGCGCCGGGATTATGAAGCTGCTGCGGCTGAATTCATGAAATTCACCAAGGCAGGGGGTAAAGTTCTGCCAGGATTGGTTAAGCGTCGAACTGATGAGGCGCGGCTTTTTTGTGCATGATCCAGCGGTATTGCTGCTCACTCATTTCCCGCTGTTCAGTCTCAGGGCAAGTCTTAACCTTGCACCACATAACCTTGTCGCCCGTCTTGAAAGCCACATCACAAACCTTGCAACGCTCATAGTTTTCCATCAGTTTCCCTTTTGCGTTTGTAAAGATCGACTTTCAATTCCGAAACCGCCACCAACAGATCATTGGTAAGCGCGTCGGCTTTCCACCATTGTTGCGACAATGCAGCGGTGTGGATGGCTTTGCGAATCCTGTCCACTTCAAGGATGCTTTCTGAATAGTCTTTCATAAAAATTGTCCAATCCAAGTTAGAGCGCCAATAATCGCAATCCCTACTCCCATCATCATCATAGCTGCACACGCATCCTCAAGCCACAAGCGTTTGTCGTTGATAGGATCAGCAAACATCACGAACACGCCAAACGATACTGCAACCATAAACAAGCCACCGAAAAAGATCATGTTTTCCCCTTGTGATAGTTTTCACGGCACAGCACGCGGTGACACTCTTTGCACCAAGACGAGAGCGTCCCGTATTTTGTCAAATTGAACTGGTCTGATTCCTTGATTGCTTTGCACTTGGAGCATTGCGCTGGATGCCCCTTTATCCTCCATCGTCGCGGTTGACCCATTTTCCAATTCCCTGATTAGTTTGTGATTGAGCCGCCACAGCATATGCTTCGTCCGTGTTTTGCCGTTGTATTGCAGCCTAAGACCCATGCGAAACACTAAGCCGTCCTTTGCCATGCCGTTTAAGTAACTGCCAATCGTTCCCACATCTTCATTCAAGACTGCGGCTATGTTGAAGCCAGTCATTTCAAGGTCGCGGGCTAAGACTTCCCGCATGGCAGCGATGATCTGACGGGCGCGGGGTTTCAGAGCTTGGGCAGGCACGTTACATCCACCACAGACGGAACAAGCTGATTATTGACCTTGCGCTTTGTGCTGATGACTACGGGGCGCATTCCGGCTTTTTCGCACTCGCCAATCCCGTTGATAACTTCCAGCCTGGACAACGGTGGGACTTCCTTTTCCACCTGTAAGCTAGACACGGCTTCGGGAACGGTAGTGCTGGCGGTTTGCAGCGATGCACAGCCGCTAAGCATAATGACTGCAAAGCAAAGCATTTTCATTTTGCCACCTGTATCAAGGTTTCGCCCTGTTGCTGGCGAGCGCGGTTGAAGATCACGGTTATGTCGGTGTGTGAGGCTTTGGTAGGAGTGAAATGCCCGTCAAGGATGTAGAGATTTCTCTCCCGTAAATATTGAATGCAGCCTTTGCGTTTTTCATCGTATCGACGCGGATCGTGTGGCTTCCAATTCGATACGTCTATCAGATCGGGCTGCAATGCGTCGTAAGTCATCATCCAGTTGATTGCGTCAGCTATTCTCATCGTCATCCTCCGGTAAAAACCTGCGGCGTGCAGGGTTGTTTTGCCAAAAGTAAAGATTGAATCTAAAACTGCGACGCTGCTCTGCTGTGATGGTGTTGGTAAAGTAGTTTGGTGAATCGTCATACATGGATTTAATCAATTGCTTTTTGAACCGTTCGCCATCCATGCCGATCATTTCAACATAATGCTGTGCGCCATCCATTAAAAACATCATTGCATCGATGGCTTTGTCTTGCGCTACGTCTACCTTATGCCGCTCCGGGCCTTTGCGTTTGACCGGCTTTAGGCAGGCATCAAGTACCGCAAGGCTTACGACATTGGCAAGCAATTGTCTGCAAGCTGCTGTTTGCGCTTCTTCATCCATTGTCGTTTTCTTTCACAAAGATGCCGTCAACCATCTTTCCTTTGCGGTAACGGATTTCCTGCCACACAAGATCGAGGCATTCTTCGACTGGCATATCAATCTGCGCGGCAATGATGGTCAACACGACCATAATGTCGCCAATTGAATCAACGATGCGATCTATGTCTTTGCGAGCAACGCCAGCAGCAAGTTCGCCGGATTCCTCAAGCAGCTTGACCACTTGCGCTTGCAGGGTGCTACCTTTGACGAGGTTGCGATCATTTGCCCATTCACGAATTTTTCCAAAATAATCGTAGTCCATTGTTGTTCCTCAAATTGGTGGGGTACTCACTATGCTGACTGCGCTCGGCCGCGTAGTCGCAACCCCATGCCAGCAGCAGCTTTCCCCCGTTGACTAGAAAGGGATGTCGTTATCTAAGTCCGACATATCGCCAGCTTTCTTTTGTTTGGGCTGGTCTTTGTTTTTGTGCTGCATACTGCAAGACATGAACTTGCCTTTAGCGCCCTCTTTAATCCATGCACTAACCCACACAGGTTCGCCGTTCATGTCCAAACCATCGCCCCTGTAATCAGGGTGATTGTCGGTTTCTTTCTTGGCGTTCTTGAACAGCGTGAAGCTGCCAGGTTTCGGTATGTAAGCCATTATTTCTTCCTTATGTTGTCAATCATTTCATTTACTTCGGACAGGAACTGCTTTACTGCTGCTTCAATCTCCGCAATGCGTTTTTCATCGCGGTCGAATCGGTGAACAAACAATTGCAAATCTTCAGGCAATCGCGGATCGTAGGATACAAAGTCGCACCATTCCCGACCGGTGCAAGCCATTTGCCACAGCATCTGATTTTCGTACTGGCGAGGTTGTTTTTTGTCGATCAGCGTTTGCAGGTGCGTAGCCGTCTTGGGGCACTTGATTTCCACTAAGCCATTAGTCGATACCAACCCATCCGGCGAAGCTGCGCCACGCTCAATCGTCGGATGCAGAACGATTCCGATTTCGTCCACCGTCCAATCGCAAGCGAGTTCGTACTCGACGCGGGCAAACTTTTCTTGGTCAGTTCCCCATTGCATTGCAGCATTGGTGAAGCCGGATTCTTGCGGTTGCCCTGTCAGAATCTCAGCCACAATTTGCGCCCTGTAATCCCGATAAGCTGCTGTGGTCTTGGATGCCATAACATCGCTGATCCTGCTGGCTGTCACTTTACCGGCACGCGCTGCAAGCCATTCGGGACTGCCCTGCGGCATTGACAAAACTTTCATGCTTCCTCCAAGTGCGTTTTGCGCGTGTTCTTGGCAGCAACAATTTTTGCCATTGCATCCGTGTCGCCGACTTCCTTGGCTTCCTTGTAGGCAAGCGTGTAGGCGGTTTTCAGCGCATCCGCAGCTTGAGATGTGGCGATAGCGTGCAAATGCGTCTCAAGCGTTTCTAAGCGTTTCTGAGGGGCATCCTTGCCGTTAGTCGCATCCAGCACATCATGCTCGACGATCTCCATCGCCGTGACCCACAGATAGCGGCGCTGATAAGTCTCGACTGCCCCGATATTTTGGACTTCGTGGCATCCCTTGAGGGCGGCTGACCCCATAGGCGAGGTGATTTCAAGCTGCGATCCGTCCTCGGTGTCGATGATAGTCAGGCGAGCAATGTCGGCGGTGTAACTGACTACCCCGCACAGCTTGAGGTTGTGAAAGATTTCTTGCACCGTTGGCAGGAAGTCGCCTAGCTCGAAATACTTGTAACCGGCAAACTTGTTTTCGCCTGATTTGTTCAGCTTTGTGGCTTGCAAGAACAGTCGTGCCTGCATCAGTTTTGTGTAGACGCTCATGCTAGTACCCCCGTAACGATCAGTAAAAAAATGATGGTGAAGCCAATTGCTACTGCGCGGTCGCCGTTCATGATTCAATTGCCGTTGTGGTTTCGGCACGCGCCCAATGGATGCCTTCGTGTTTGCACGTTCCCCAAGGAGCGCGTTCGATGTTGCAGAAGGTCGGCAGCACACTCCCGCTGATGGGCGAGAATTCCGGCTTGCGTGTGCATTCGGATGCCTCGATGTTGTCGGCGTTTTTCTTGTAGTGCTTACAGTCTTTGCAGAGGTTCATGGTGTCTCCTGTTGTTGTCAATTAGCGGGGGCTTGCGCCCCCATTTGGTCTTAGAAGTTGTAGTCGTAAAATTTAACCGGCTCATCGGAAAGCTGATATTTACGACCGTTTGCGTCTTTCCATCCTTGTTTGCCAAGGCGAATGCGAACAACGCGGTTTTGTTCGTTGCTGGTGATAAACCAGTTTTGATCGCGCTGGTTCATGCAGATGCCGGAGAAGCCGCCGACAACCCAGTCCAGCTTGACCGACTCGTCGCGCTCGGCATCCATTGCGCGGATTTCAAGAGTTTTGTCGCTGATGACGCGAACAACTTCAAACGGGTTGATATCGCTGTATCCGATGTGGTTTGCGTAGTTCATTTGTGTCTCCTTTGTTGTTGTCAATCAAGTGCTACAGGACGGACTTTACTTACCTAATTGCACATTGTCAACACTTGTTGCAAAGGAAAATTGTAAAGTAATGTTAACTAATGCAACGCCGCTTGACAAGATAGCTTTGCACAGGATACGATACTTTGCAAGTTAACTTACAGGAGGCAGCATGAAAGTTCAGCAGGCAGAGCAGCATTTCGGCAATCGCAGGAAACTGGCAGAGGCATTGGGCATTACGAGTCAGGCAGTCAGCCAATGGGCAAAGCGGGGGCAGATTCCCGAGGGCGTGGCATACAAGCTCCAAGTCATCACAAACGGGGCGCTGATGGTCAATCCTGTGGATTACATCCCCGTCGAGCAGATGGTGGCTGAGATCGTCCCGCAGCAGTAGTTGACAAGGTGGCTTGACTATGCCATTCTATCCCTGTCCGAGAGAAAGATCGGGCCACGCCGGAAGCGTGAAATGACATTACGAATGAACCCATCTACGCATGGGCTTCGTCGTTCGAGAGCCTTGTAATGTCAGCTCACTTCCGTCGAGGTCTGAAGCCCAGCCGTAGGTGGGTTTTTCTTTTGGGCTACACCATGCTGGGCAATGAGAGCAACAGCGGCATGAGTGGAAAGCGCAACTGGTGGCTAAGGTCTGAAACAGCGCATAGAAGGGCGGCGAAGTTAGCACCCTTGACCGAAAGGCTGACGCGTGTCGCGGCTCCGGAGAGCAGCTACTAAAGGGCGCACAGGCTAAGGCTACGTGCGCTCACCAAAGAGCAGATACTACTAAGAGATGCTATGAACCTAATAGAATTCGGTGACTGTAGAGCAACGATGCGAGAGTGGGCGCGTCAAGGCGTGAAGGCGCAAACGTGTGTTACATCGCCGCCTTACTACGGACTTCGTGACTACGGGCATGAAGGTCAGATCGGGCTAGAGGAAACGCCGGAACAATACATCGCTGCAATGGTTGAAGTATTTCGATGTGTGTGGGATGTGCTGGAAGATAACGGGACTTTGTGGCTAAACATTGGTGATAGCTACTACAACTACAGACCCGGCAAAGGTCAAGCCTTGGTTAAACAGTCAGTTGCCAACAACGATCAAGACTTACCGCAAACGTGTGCAAGGCGTGGCAACAAGCTAGACGGATTGAAGGAAAAAGATTTAATTGGCATTCCTTGGATGCTGGCTTTTGCATTACGCGCTGATGGTTGGTATCTGCGGCAAGACATAATTTGGCACAAACCGAACCCTATGCCTGAGAGCGTGCAGGATCGTTGCACAAAAGCGCATGAATACATTTTCCTGTTGAGCAAGTCGCAGAAGTATTACTACGACATTGATGCGATCAAGGAAGAAGCGCATACAACCGATGCAAGTGACCGTAACCGTGACGAATCAAGACTAAACAACACACCCGACAGAACAAGAATGGCAGCTTTGACTACAAACCATTACGAAACAAAAAACAAACGCAGCGTATGGATTGTTACTACCAAGCCTTACGAGGGTGCTCATTTTGCGGTATTTCCGCAAGACCTGATAGAACCTTGCATCCTTGCTGGTGCGCCTATTGGTGGTGTTGTTCTTGATCCGTTCATGGGTAGCGGAACGACTGCACAGGTAGCACAACACTTGGGGCGCAAGTATCTTGGATGCGAATTAAATCCAGCTTATGCCGAACTACAAAAAAAACGACTCCAACAACCATCCTTTGAGTTTGCTTAAGGAAAATTATGACTGACAAAGAGATCATGCTGCAATACTTGT